GGAGAGAAATTCAGAAAAGAAAATCTTTATAAAAATGATAGAAGAAGAGCTGAAGATGCGCAAGGTGTCTAAGAAAGAGATGGGAGTCCTAAATTACTGGGGAGACGGTGCTTTGGATCTCAAAAGCCACAGTTTTAACCCAAACATGGTGATAGCAATGGGAAAAATGATGAAAAAATGGCTTGATGATCATTTTCAGTTCGATTACTCAGCAAAGCTTAGAGATGGGGTACATAGGAAACTTTTCAACATAACTTTAGAGAGCCTTGCGACATTCAAAGCTTCTGCTGTCTTTGACAAACCATTGAACCCAAAACTCGTGATGGGGAATAAAGAATCAAACAAGAGAAGGAAATTAGTTGAAGTTGTCCTAAATTTGATAAATGAAAAGAGATTGCAAAGTAACTTCATGTTTTTGTCATTGAAAGATTTGCTAGAAGAAGTTGAGAAAACTGGTATGCTAATCAACATGTTCAGAAAGGAGCAGATAGCAGGAGTAAGAGAGATCTTTGTGATGACTGCTTCTAGCAGAATGGTTGTTTTATTTCCTGAAACTTTTTCAAGAGTAATCTGTGAAGACATACCCTGGGAAATGCTGACTTCTGGGAACCAAAAAATAGAGAAAACAAATGGTCATTACAATCGAGTTCACGTTGCAAGGAAAAACATGGAGTCTTCTAGGGTTGTCAACTGCATTGATTCAGCAGATTGCACGAGCTGGTCCCCCAGATTTGTGATGACTCACTTTGCTCTCCTGTTCAAGCAGCTTTTGCCCCGAGAGTACTTCATCATTCTGTGTCGCATTCTCAACCTCTTTAGTGAGAAGAAAATAGAATTGCCTCAGAAAATGCTTGAGGAGTTTTTGAACAAGCCAGGAGTTTTCTCAATGAGTGCCGAAGCTTTGAATGAGTTAAAGAGACAGTTTCTTGGTACTAGTAAAGAACATGATCTTGTCGAAGCAGGAGAGATGTTCATGAAATTGGTGAGTCACATGGGGCAGGGTCTCCTTCATTACTCTTCTTCAGTTTACCATTGTTGTCTACACCTTTATATGAAGACATATCAGGAAATGTATTTCAATCACTACAAAGAGAAAGGACTGTTGCCAAAGGAAGCTGAGTTGATCATTTCTATCAAGGTTTCATCGGATGACTGGTCTATGATAAGGACTATTGTTTACCCAAAATCAGAAGTTAAGATGCTTAGACAGATGATGAGGTTCTTAAATTTATGCTCAGTCTTCAGTGTAATTGGATGTGAGCATGTCAACATTAAAACATCTCTTGAAAAATCAACTTGGGGAACATTCTCAAATGTTGAGGAATTTAATTCAATTTGGTTTGTGTCAAATTGCTTGATGTTGCCACTGATGAAAATGTTGTATGCAGCCATGAAGAATCCTTTCTCTGATGATTTCCAAAAGAGAATCATCACTGGGATGGAGTCACTGAAGAAAATGTCAGAGTCAGGTTCTCCAACTTGGTTGAATTGCCTCATTCAGCAGTGTCATGCAAGAATTCATTACACAAACTTTGGAGCGAGAATTGATCAGATATTTGACTTCTTTGCAGAGAAGTTGCTATCAAAACTTCATCCAGCTTTTGGTTTTTATTTGTTTGAGCCAGAGTGTGTTTCAGGCATCATGGGATATGAATATGCAATGTTCAGAGCAATAAGAGAGAATAACACATTGAGAAAGCTGGAAAAATCGATATATTCAAAGAAAGAAGTGTCAGTTTCCGAGCTAGGGAAACCAACTTTAAGAGTCACTCTTCTTTTAGGAGATGCAAAATCTTTCCTTTCTGCTGTCGATAGAATGAAAATACCAACAGACTGGAGAGAAAAGCTCTTGAAGAAACCAATA